GTGGGTGTGAGTACAGCCTCTTTAACCACTGCTCCGTAAATACCTTTCTCAATTGGCTCAAAGTCTCCTTTAAGTTCAGTTGAGGGAGCGAGGTCTGTTGCATCGAATTTAAACATTACTCTCCTTTTTCAGATTAGTATTTAACTGAGTTCCCCCAGCCGATTTTATTGCATCCTCGAATGCCGACCATTCAAGGGGCATAACGTCTGGTATTCCTGCAATACGAGTCTTACTTTCGTAGGCAGGATTCGGGGCGAAACAAATTTTCCGCTCACCAGTTCCCGAAGCCGTGTACTCCACCTTCCCGAAGGAATCGGATTTACGGCTGGTAATAACTTCATTTCCTATAACGTAGCCAATCATATCAACGTATTCAGTCAATAATGCTTTGGCGTGTTTGTTTAACTTAATCCCATGGGAGGAATATTCTTCATGCAGGGGATCGTTGATTCTGATTATTGCAGTATGTGCAGTCATGCAAATAGACACACCCTTACTTTTAATCATGTCACAAGCCTGTAACAACTTGCTCCAGTATTGAAGTGCATAGGAATATCCTTTAAAGTAAGGAATATCCGTGGCATCCTTGACTCCATTTTCTTTACACACTTTAGCTAAAATAATACGTTCCACCCAATCCAAGCTATCGATAACTATCCTTGGGTACTTACCCAGTTTACCCTCATAAAATTCTCCAAGGGCAGACATGAGAACTTCAAAGTCTTTTCCATAGAGAGACAGCCTGTCTACGTTCTGTCCCAGCGAACCATTTTCCAAGTCAAAGACTAACGCAGTCCCTTTCTTTTCAAATGAGTCGGCACAGAAAGTGGTTTTACCTGATCCTGGTTCTCCAATCGCAAGTAAAGTAATTGTCGATGTATTTATTCCTGATGATTTCAAATCTTTCATTGTTCCTTTATTTTAAATGTTCTAAAGTTAGAAACCTGTTTTAATTTTGCAAACAGATTTGGATGCAAGAGGGCAAACTGTTTTTGATCAAGGGAGGTTCGGCTTGAGTTTACCCAAGTAACCAGCTTATCTCCCTGTCGATTAATTATTGCGGATGAATCTTTCATTACACACATAAGTTCCTTTGAAATATCGTCTAAGTCTCCTTTCAAATCTTTAATTTTTTTCTTGATAGTATTCCCTGAACCAATGAGGTTAGTGATAAATGGGTCAGTCATCATTTCTTTTTCCTCGGCCTCTGGAAACTGGAGCAAACAATCTGTGATTGAGCGAGGGGGTGGGGCTACTTTAGTTAAGACATGGTTGTACCAAAAAATTCTAGCATCAGTTACCATCTCCCTGATAAATTTCTTATCTCTTCTGACAGTATAAATTTTTAGCTTTTGTCCACCAATAAGGACAGCAACTATAAATTTTTTAAACCCAAGATGTTCAGTACAGTAAAGATAATGCTGGACTTGATAATAATATGGTAGGGGAATCTCGTCAGTCCCTTCTTCTCCCCATTTATCTTCCATCCACAAACCAGTTGTTTTAATTTCAACTCCAATGGGTTCACCCACCACCTTGCCGTCAAGGTGGCACTGGAAGATAGGGTCTTCTTTTGAGCGGATAGTTCGGCTCATCATCCGTATCTTTTTACCAATTCTTCTTGAGAGTTCTCGAAGAACTACTTCTTCAAGTATTGTCCCCCAACGCACCGCTTCAATATTTGATAAATCTGCTGGTGGCTTTGCCCCAATTTTCTGTTGCCACAATTCAGTTGGAGCAGACTTAATCTTATACTCATCACTTCCACCTATCCCTTGCATTCTTACTTCTGGATTCGATTCATTTTTCATTCTGTTATTCTCCCCTTGTCTAAAATGTTAGTATTCTTAGAATGTTTATTTAAGAGTCTTGCCATTTCCTTTCTTTTTGCTATTGCCTCCTTTCCTTTTATAAATCTCTTTCTACCAGCCTTGGCATATGCATGGTGTTCACTTAACAATAACCTATGCCGTCCCACTAACAGCATATCCACATCATTTCTTATCTCGAATTTCATTCTCTAGCTTCTTTATGCAGCCGTGCCAACATACTCTGGTGGCCCTTCCTCCGAGCTGCCCAATGTTTTTCCCACTCTTTTTCGTTCCACGTTGCTTTTTCGGGAGTAGTGTAGCAAGGACAGGCTTCTGTCTTCCCCACCACCAGTTTATTTTTTTCTACGATTTCTCGAATATTTTCTTGATCATTCATAAGTTCCTCAATACTAATATTGATTCTTCAGACCAGAACTTCTTGGCAATAATTTCGTGGATAGTCTGATCATCTTTCTTTAAACAATCTCCCACGCTTTTAATCATATTATCAAGGTCCGGCTTAGACAAAGATGGTTCTCCCAGCAAGTCTAATTTTTTCTTTTTACTCCAAGATTTAGGCATCATTAAATGAAATTCCATGTATATTCTATTGCCTAATACAAATCCTTCTTTCTCTGCACAGGCTACCAATTCATCCTTAAACTTCCAATACTTAGTCACACATTTTCTGAAAGGCGGCCACTTATCCTTTCGTGTCATACGAGGCTTCGCCATGATATCGAGTTTACAAATCATTTTAGACCTACGAGGTCTGGATTAGTCTCTTCCATGAGGTCGATTTCTATGCCGAAGCCTTGTAATGATTCACTTGACCAGCCCCCCAACTTTATGGCTACTCCAACTGAAGGAATAGGCATTGCAATTTGTGGGGACAGCTTAGTGACTTTACCACCGGAGTTCAGATACCCTTGTATTTCATTACTATATTTTGACTGGGCAATCATGCTGACTTCCCCCACTAATTCCTGCGTAATGAAATGTTGTTTAATTTTGGAGGTAGTTTCCCAAGTAGAGTTATCTTCAATGGTGGGTTCTTTTTTTTTCCTTAAACTATTCGATAAAATAATTCTGCAATTCCTTGTACATACTCTTTGCCTTGAAGTCCGTGGTTTATACTTATCCCCACAGACTATACACTTCCTATTCTTTAAATGGAGTCGAATTAAATCATACATTCTAACCCTCTTTTTCTCATCAAATATTCTTGCACAAGGATTTGAGCAGAAACGTGTACGCAATCCAGTTAGGACTCCTCCACATTCGGCACAAGGGTTACGTTGTTTTTTCATACAGATATTGATTGGTTTGGTGCATTACTGCTTTCTCTCTCGCAACTATTATATCTATCGCATTCTTTTTTACTCTATCAACAAGCTCATCATTCAAGATATTGCAGACGATAGGGATTGAAAGCGAGGATTCAAGAGCAACATCTTTAAGGGTTACCCCGGATTTCTTCATTAATTCACGTACTGTTAGAGACATATATTCCTCTCAAGTTTAATAAAAATATTAAAATAATTTAATTCTTCAATATTATATTAAAACAATTTTAGGAAAATAGCAAGGGGAAATATGCATTTTTATTCCCCAGGAATATCAGGGAATTAGGGGTAAAAATAAGGTAGGGGTAAAATTAATTTATCAGCGGTAGATTTTTTTGAACCAAGCTCTGGATACTTTTAGGGTTTTCAATTCAGCCTGAGTTAAACCATTTAACCATGCTTCTCTGTCTCTCTTTTTTAATCCTCCCATCGGTGCAGTTCTATCGATTGAAGTCTTTAATCCTTTACTGGCTTTTTCTGGACCACCAGCTAAATCAACATAATCACGAAGATATCTTTCTGCTGCTTCCATGTCTCCATATCTCAAGGATTGCTTGAAGTAATAAAGAGCATTGCCTTTATCTGTAGGTGTGAACCCTCCAGAACTTACATCCCCCATTTTATCATTAAAATCTCTAATCAAACCTCGGACTTTATAGTACGCAGCTTCACCCGGATCACTGGACTGAAGCAGTAGTTTAGATAAGTTTTTACCCCAGCCTCGGCTTGGCTTACCTGTCCACCAATCGTAAGGTATGCTTGCAGAAAATACTTTTGCAATGTGTCTCCAGCGGTCACGTATAGGTCTTGGATTAAAGACATCAGGCCAAGTAGCCACTCCTGTAACTGTTTCGTAAAACACCTTGGCAGTAGGAGTTAACCCAGCAGCAAGCTTATTAATAGGAGCTTTCCACATTTCCTCGAATTGTTCACCAATTGTTTTACCTTGGGCATAATCAGAGAATGTATCGTGTAGACTCAACCACGATAATGCATCCGAGAACGCCCCGGAGAATCTCAGGCTAACTACTTCTCCATCCTGCCAGACATTAGGTAGCAGGATATGCAACTGACCTCTTTCAAATTCTGAAAGTTTTTCTTCTTCGTCTGGGAATAATGTATGGTTCCAAATACCGACCATAGTTGTCATAGCTGCGAACTGTGCCATTCTGACACCAGCCTTTATTCCTACACCAGCCCCAGTTCGTATAGCTTTACCGGGAATAGTCTTTGCTATTCTTTTTGCTAATGCTTTCCTACTGCCACTCGTTTCCTTGGCAGAGTTGGCAAGCAGACGTATGTATCGAGGAGTGTTGATTTCTGTCCAAGACCAGAACGGCATCAGGTGTTCACGAATGAACTGTCCTGCATGGGAGATATTCCCATAGTCCCCGATTAACTCTCTGGTTAGTTTTGCAGCCCTGTCACCATCATCTTTAATCTGATCTATCTCATGTGATTTAGAAGCAGCATATATTTTATCTTTAGGATTCCTTGCAATCTTTTTCTTAAAATATCTAAAAGCAGCCAGACGTAGAATATTCTCACGCAGTGTCGTGTATTCTTTTGCATTTTTCCAATAGCCTTTTGCAATTTTCTTCGGCCCGGTTTTTATATCCTCTGCTACAGCTTCGATTCCCTCCACCCATGTTTCATCTTTCATGTTCGAGGGTCTGCCGTTGAAGAGCTTGTCATACATTCTGGAAAAATCATCCACCTCTGTAATTGCGAAGCCGGAATCAATCACCCCCTTCTTCCTTGCATCAGCAAATTCCTTCTGTAGTTCAAGGCTTAATTTATGTTTCTTCAGATCATGGAACAAGTCCTTCGCAGCCTGTTTTGCTTCTCCTAAAATCATGGGATCAAAAGCAAAGGCAATATCAATGTCACCAGAGGAGTTATTCAGGTTGTATTTGATCAGCCTTTCAGGGTTTAAAAGAACCCATTTCTTCCAAGCCTGTAAAGTCCATGCAGAGACTTTAGCTATACCTACATTAGGTTTCCTGCTGTCGTTCAGGGTCTTGGCAAGCTCTTTAGGAATGATCCACTCTTCATCTTTACCCTTGACTACAGCTTCACCAATATCACCTTCTGTAACTTCAACACCCTCAGTCCTTTCCTGTTGGGTACGTTTCGGAAGCTTCTCGCCTTTTTCAAGGGCTTCCTTATTCTTCCTTATCTTGAGGTCGGTTTTATCGACCTGTTCCAAGACTTCCTGTGCTACCTTGTCATTCAAGGTGTAAGTATGGAACCAGACAGTGTCTGGAGCAGGTTTCCAGACTGTATAGTCCTTCCAATCCTCAGAGTTCCGCAGCAAATCCTCTACTGTTGTTTCTTCTTCTTTGGCCTGTGCTTTTATTTTACTTGCCTGATCTTCTTCCGCTTTAATTTTCTCAAGTAATCTTTTAGTCTCAAGCTGGCTACGCATCATTGACATGACAGCAAATTCAGAATCAAGATACGATGTATTGTAGTCCTTTATACTGCCAGTTCGAGCTTTCTGCCAACCCTGTTTCTTTGTACGGACCCCAGCCTTCTGGGCATTCACATTAAAGTCACCCTTAAACTTGTCCTCCATTTGCATAAACTGGATGACTTGGTGATGGTAATAAGCATCATCATTCCTGAGTTCTTCCGAAAGTAATCCTTCATCAATCAACTCATTCTTTAAATTAGTCATCACCTCATTACGTTCAGCTACTGCCTCCTCTATAGTCTTACCAGATTCAGTCTTTGTCTTCCGAGCTTTCTGTTGGTTTAACTTTAAATGCCTTTTAATTTGTTCAAGACTTTCATAACCAAAAGGTAACTCACCATCCTTTTCCTTCAACACTCCCGACTCCAAATCCTTCACCATGTCAGGCAGGATTATGTTGTATGTAAAGACTTCCAGTTCTGCATCCGACATCTTATCTATGAATTCATAGATATCCTGAAAGGTCTGCCACTGTGCATAGGATGGGACATCTTGGACTTGCCTTAAATATTCCAGGGTCTGTCCAAATTTTTTCGGGTCAAGATCAGGGTGGGAACGAGTGAAGATATTTTTTGCTCTTTCAGCAGCATCTTTTACTGTATCTAAAACGCCTATTCCTTTATCTTTTACTTTTGCTTTTTCAAACCTTTCTTTTTGCTCGGCAAATTCTGATTCATCTATCACCTCCTCCATGTCAACTTCAATTTTCTTCTTTACCGAGGGCTTATCTATTTCCCTGGAAACAATCCCTTTTGAAGTTACAGGGAAGGGAGTAACCTTTTCAACATCAGTCAGCGGATACCCATACTTCATCCCATCTTCTTTAATATCGAATTCTGAACCTTCTTCAACTAGGTGTTTATCCTGATCCTTCCTGAACTCCTCCTTGGTGTTGTAGATAATAGGCTCTCCCACAGTAGCATATGCAACGACTTGAGGTTTACCCTTGCCTGTTCTGATGATACCAATCCTTTTACCAACCTGACCTTTCAAACTATTTGTGTTGCGAGTTTCAATAGTCTTCTCACCAGATATTATCTGCTTAGTAAACGGCTGTTTTTTGTCATTAATGTTTATACCTGTAGTGGGTATATCAGCCTCTTCGGAGAATTGTACTTCCTTTCCAGTTTTTTTGGATTTAAATTTAGGAGCTTCTTGAGTGGATGGTTTTTTAGCAAGGACAAAAGCACCCACCTGTATCACCTCTTCAGCGGAAGCTAATGGGGTTCCTTTCTTAATTTCCACTCCATCAACAACCTTATCTTCTTTTGCATAAAAAGATGACTGCCTTTCAGGATTCATTCCCACCTGAATCCAATCAGGATCATTTATTAAATCATCAGCTTCAGCTTTTAAATCCTCGTTAGTTGAATTAACCCATTCACCCTTCATGGTCGCAAGGGGGTATTTACCTTTACCTTGTGCAATCTTTAATGATCCCGAAGGTTGGGTTTTAAAAGTCACATCTTTTAACTTCGCTGTACCACCATAAATTTTTCCACCTTCTTCCGGGGTTATCGTAGCAACCCAAGTATCATAGTCTTCATAAGCAGGTATATCCAATCGATTCTCTACAGTATCACCATCTTCAATAACACCATCCTCGTTTAATAATTTACCTTTCTTTAATTTACCCTCATCAATTGCTCCTGCCACTTCAAGGTTAGTTGCTGGTTCTGGGACTTTGTCGAACTTTTCAATTGGAGCAATTTGGTCTGCCTTCTCCTGATATTCTTCAAATGTAATTTCACCAGCCTCTAAATCTTCTGCGGCTTGCTGAAGTTCAGGGGAATCTACCCTAGCTCTTTTCCTTTCAGGTCTTTTATTATCTTTCTTCCAAGTACTAGCTTCTTCAGTAGTAGTAACCCTTGTTCCTTCCTCAGAGAATTTAACAAAGTCTTTCCTGAATTTCTTCTTATCAGTAGTAGCATGGTAGTCCACTGC